AAGTTCACACACATCACATACTTTCCATCTGGCAGTACTACTCCATCGTCATCTAGGACTGGAGTTTTGAGCGAGCCCGAAGTAGCACCGATTGAGAGGGTAGACCCAAGCTGTGTTTCGAAGTTTGCTACAATTTTTGTTATTTTTGATGCCATATGCTTTTTATATTATAAACTATTTTTGATTGTTGATAAAGTAAGTTTTACACATTATGTGTTGGTATTGCTCCCATCCAAGCTCACATTTTGTTTTTGCCTATATCTTCGAGGTATACGACCCTCGAATGTTAGGATGTCATGGTCTTCCATTGACTGTACGCTTGCGTATCCAATTTCTTTAGCTACGAAGCGAATGGTTCTTGTTTCGTACTTTGGTACTTTTGTCTTCATTTCCACATAGTACGGATAAATTGTCACCACACTTGAACCTCCGATTGCATCTCCACCTACTACGCCACCTCCTACACTTGATGGATTGCTACGGTCTACATATTCCGCATCTCCTCTAATGGTTCCGATAAGTGTTGGCTCTGTATCGTCATATCCGACCATAACTTCTATCTTTTGTGCTTGGTCAATTTTTCCCTGAAAGCGATATGTTCTTGTCTTCTTGAGTGTTTCTAGGTTGCAGTCATCACTTTTTGAGTCCCAATAGTTGTCTACCACGCCACCGTCATCGTCATAGTCACCGAATAGGTTCCAGATGGTTTGTGTTAGTGGTGAGCCACCGTATAGGGTGTTTCCATCCTTTGCAAGACATCTCATTCCGTTTGATGTGATGTCTACTGTGTTTGCAATCTTGTCGCAAAGGAGTAGGCGGTTGTTTGTTACTGAATCTGATGTTCTACACGCAACAATGATGTATCTATCCCATGTGTCTAGCACGCACTGGTCGTACACATAGTTCTCAAACTTGAAATGGTCGAATAGCACGATCGGAACGAGTGAGTCGCCTAGTGGGTTCTTTTCTAGCAATGTCATCTGTGGTCGGTTAGGATTTGCTGTGTTCATGAAAATTATTCCTATACCTGCAGAAATAGCACTATCCGGTGATGGAATACCAATATCTGTACGAAATACATCGTTTGTTGGTGCTGTGTCAGTTGAGTCCATGAAGAAGCGATAGAATGAGTATTTCTTCGCACTGTAGTACGCTCCATCGGTTCCAATAAGCACCTTTTGGATGCCATCACCTCCCTGATCCTGACGAACGACAAAGCCCTCCCCTGCTAGTCTGGTTCCTGACTTAGTAAAGTCCGTAATCCCTACAGAATTGGAGTTTTCCCACTGATATTGCATGGTAATCGTCTGTAGGTTTGGTGGGGGAGTGGTAAAGGTCAAGCTAAATGCTCCTGTAATGTAGTTTATTGTGCCAATGGCTAGGTTCGGACCGGTTATCACTCCATTGTATCCATCTGTTGAAATGTTCGCACCCTGAGTCAATTTTAAGCCGAAACAGTTCGCTTTTGGGTTACTTCCCTTGAATGCGAGGGTTCCAGTGAATACTGTTTGCACTCCGTTTCCTGTTCCTACGCTTTCACTCGCTACTGTGGTGTAGTTGCTTCCTTGAGGGTCAATTCTTGATCCGTAGAATCCGGTAGGGTCTGTTGAAATACCAGTCATTATCATTCTGGCTTTATCGATGAAGCACTGACCTTTGAAGTTCTTTGTTGCATCGTACATATCAATATATGAGCCAAGTGATGCATTGTGGAACTTGAATAGTCCGTCTGTTCCTGTTGCAAAGGTAAAGTTACCTGCTAGTGAGGTATAGTTCTGGAATGAGTATGAAGCGTTCACGGTTAGTCCGCTTACGATTGTTACGAGGGTTGTACCGTTCCAGTATCCTATCTTGTCGCCATACTTTGCGTATAGCACTTTGGTTCCGTCATTTCTTGTACCGAACCATAGGTTTCTACATTCTCCGGCTACTCCCTCGACTCCTACAATCTGCTTTCCTGTTGCTAGAACGATACCACCATCAACAGTTACCCAGTTGAGGGCATCTTGTGCAGAATCTGAGGGGATTTCGTAGTTCGGCAATCTGTTATGCACTCCATTGGCTATTTGTTTTACTTGGTGGTTTCGCATAATGTTAGTAGTTTTGGAATCGCATGTCGTAGTGTGCTAGGTCACGAAGCAATTCTTTTCTCGCTAGGAGGTTGATTTGTTGGTTCGACCTTGCTCTTTCTGTCTTCTGTATGATGTCGTCATCTATCGCCATCACTTGAGGAATGTATCGTCTGAAGTCTTCAGGTAGTGCTATCTCGCTTAGGTTTGATGTGATAGGGTCTGGTCTGTATTTGTAGTCGAATGTTACGGTTTGTGATCCGATTGATTGAGTGAATACTATCTGCTTGTTTGCTAGGTCTATGTAACAAGTATTTCCTTTTTTCATCGTAGCAATTCCACGAGGAATGAATCGGTAGGGGATACCTCCGACATATGCTACTGCTATTTCTGGTATTGAGTTGTAGTCATTCTCTGAATAGTTATTCATAACCGAAACGAAGTCCACCGGTAGTGTTCCTGTGGTTCCGTTTACTGACACACTTGCGGTCTTTCGTAGGAACTCCCACGAACGGTCATTGTAAACGCTCTGCAGTACCTTTGTGAGGAGTAAGTATTCCTCATCCGTTGATAGTTCGGTGAGGTCGTCTACATACACTTCGAATTGTTTGATAATGTCTTCTGGTTGCATATATTATTCAGGGATTATAACCCTATAAGGAGCACCAGTGTTGCTGATGCTCCCAAAGGATTACTGAACTTGAACTTTCACATCAAGGAACTTTTGCTTCCCGTCTGCGAATGTCTTGATTCCGTAAAGCTTATCTGAAAGGATGATCTTTGCTCTTTGGTATGGATCATCTTTCACTTCTGTGTCTACTTCGTCTTGAATCACAACATCGATTGCTCCTTTCTTACCGTAGTAGAAGTGAACAATGTTTGATACGATTGTCGCCGCAGTCACATTGGTTGACACGAGTTTACGACCGCAACCAATACCTGTGATCAACACTTGGTTTCCTGCTGTGTTGTTTACACCTGTAAGGCGAAGTTCTGCAAACTGTGAACCTGCGAATGTGAACGAACCCGGAATGTCTTTGAAGACAATATAGTTCGCTGTATCCACTGGTGCATCGTTCTGGTGAGCGTTGATAGAAGCTACAAGGTTTGCACGAGTAGCATCTACTGAACCACCGATAAGCACATTACCTGCAGTCGTACCGATAGTCGCTACGAAAGTAAAGGTAAAGTTTCCGATAGTCAAGATTTGTCCTGCGGTTGGGTTTGTACCCATACCGATTACAATATCTGATGTCATGCCTTCTGAAACATACAAGTCAGCATTGTTTGCTTTCATGTCGTTCACAAGACCGTTCTGGAACACTGTCTTTGAGTAGTCAATGTTCTTCGCCATAAGGTACTGTGCAATTTCTGCAAGACCGTATGAGTCGATCACCCAACAAGTATTTACGATACCTGCCATTCCACCTAAGTTCGAACCAAGCTTTGCTTGAGCACGAGTAAGGATAAGTTCCATGTTTGCTTTAGTAAAGGCAACAGGAGTTCCTGATGATACGAGTGTTGTTAGGTCACCGTTATCGAAAGGAGCAAATGCGTTCTTTGTTTCAGCAAGCACATCACCATCCACCACGATAGCTGTCTTCATAGCGAGCTTCATACCTGCGTATTCAGCTGGACTAAGAGGACCTGCCTGTGTTTCCTCATTCTTCATGAGGCGGAAAGTAGTACCCTTGTTGTAGTTAATAAGAAGTGTTTCGCCTGAGTCGTAGGTCTGGTCGATAACACGGTTAGTGTGAGCAACAATGTTACGAACACGGACACCGTCAACGAACATACGCACACGCTTCACTGAAGCACCGAATGAAAGATTCTTTTCGAATCTGGAGTTTGCGACCTCAGCAGTTACAATTGATTTTAGGAAAATCTCTTGATATGCCGGATCCATCTGCTCCTTAAAGTCATCTAATCCCATATATGTTTTGAGTTAAGGTTAATTGCTAGTTTCCTAGCTTAATAATTCCCTTAGTTCAATCCGTACTTCTGTACACGAGCCATCAATCCTTGCTTGTAGTCTTTCATCGCTTCAGGGTCATCCTTTATTTGGGAGAACTCTTTGCTTGATAGTCTACCAGTAGTCTTTTTGGTCGTATCACGATTCTGACCTTTGATTTTTTCAATGCCACCTTTTCCTTTGATAGCGTTACCGTAAATTTTCTCTACGATTTCACTCATGGTTTTGGTTGCGTATTTTTGTGGATTTGCAATCATCATTTCTTTGATGGTTTCTGCATCTACAATGTCCGCATATTCTGGCATATCATCAAGGAAGTCATCTACCATTTTGTTGACCGCAGTAGTTAACCTAGCTTTGTTCAATTTCTTTGGTACTTCGAATTCTTCCTCATCTTCGTCTTCCTCGTCTTCATCAGCTTTGGACTGAGTTTTACTGACTGTGGCTTTTTTGCTCTGAGGTTGTACATCCTCGTCACGGAGCAGTTCAGTAAGTTCACGAATGGATTCAGGGTCAACCCCTCGTTTTTCCGCAAATGCTTTTATCTTCGCATCGGAGAGGGTAGCTTTCTTTTCAGCTTGCATCATGTTAGCTAAATCGGTTACGAGCTCTTTTAATTCAGTTCGTTCCTTTTTGCTTTCACGAAGCTCTCTCTTTAGTGAGGTGATAACTGCATCTTTATGTTGATCGGCTTTTGGCTTCTCATCAGTAGGATCCTCTTGACCAGTAGAACCAATAACTTGTTCTAAAGTTGCCGGCTTTTTTTCTTCTTCGCTCTTTCCCTCTTGAGGAGGAGTAGCAGGTGTTTCAGGTGCTTTACCTTGTGTACCCTGTATTTTATCAATTACTGACATATAGTATTGAAACTTTGTTAGTGGAGTGAGCCCTCCAAGTTGTTTTTGAACGATGACTAATCGCTAAAACGATTTATACTCTCGCCCGAGTATTGCTCTGCTGTTAATATTATACACCCCCTCTAATTTTTATACAAGATGGGGTGATGGGGATTATCCACAATTTGTGAGCAACAACATTTCGTGAATACCCCCCACCACCTCACCGGTGGTTATTCTCTACTTCTTCCTTTTGAGGATTGTATCGAGAATGATTTGTCTGTCTTCTATCGCATCCTGTGAGCCCTTGAAGTCTATTAAGTCCCTCATTGCTACTTTGAGCTGTGTGATTGATGACAGCATTCGAGTCATGTCAGGGTCTTGGAGCTCTTTGAACAATTTGTTTATGTGCTTGATGACCTGCCTTTCTCGTTCTTCGATGAGCATCTTGCCAGTTTCACTTCTACCGAAGCTGACAAGGGACTCTAGGTGCTTTATTTCCAGTTTCAACGAATCAACATCTTCTTGATCTCGTACTGATAGCGTTTCTATGAGTTGCTCTATCTCTTTGTCTTCTTCTGGTTGTGATGACATAGTGGTTATGCTGTTTTAATGCCAAGCTTCTCACTGATTTCTTTTAGCTCAGCGTTATACTGAGTAATTTCTTCGTGGAACTTCTTGACCGCAAACACATGCTTTTCACGATCGGCTACTGCCTTAGCGAATAGCAGGAATGCTGTTTTCTTCTCATCTACAAGTGCATCGTAGTATTCGATTACTTCAGGGTGGAAGCCCTTGATGTTCTCGATGATTGCATCATTGTATTCGACCATTGCGTGTGACTTTGATTTGTCGCCCTCTGCTTCTTGAATGAAGTTAAGGACATCGTCAATTTTGAAGTCTACTGCTTGGATCTTACGAACGACCGTCATTCGAGGGTTTTCACTGTTTGGAGTGATAAGCTCGTATTCTGGTGCAGGTTTTGGTTTGATTTCTTCGTTGCTCATAGCTTTATTTATGCTGTTACTGGAGCAGTTTCTTCTGTTGCCGGTGCAGTTGGTTCTGCAGGTACTTCAGGAGCTACTGGCTCGGTTGGTAATGATTCTGTAGCAGGTGCTACATTTTCACCTTGAACTTGTTCAGGTGTTACAGGAGCATTCTCTGTTCCTTGTGGAACTGATTCAAGTCCTGTTACAGGTGCTTCCGGTGCAACTGGTGCAGTTTCCTCTACTGGAGCTGTCGGCTCTGTAGTAGGAGCTGTTTCAGGAGCTACCACTGGAGTTTCCTCTGTTGGTGCTACTGGTGTTTCTACAGGAGCTTCTGTTGTAGGTTCTGCAGGTGTTTCTGCAACTTGTGCAGGTGCCTTTTCTACTACTTCACCATCCTGTACTAATTCGCCGGCAGGTGTTCCCTCTGGGAATCCTGCTCCTGCGTTTGCTAATGCTAGGGTTTCGTAACCCTTTTCTGAAAGACTTGAGAAGTCGCCCTTATCTGTGTAAGTAGCGATGTACCAAAGCTTGTCAGTATTTAAGAACGCCATTTTCTTTGACATATTTTTTTCTTTTAACTTATTAATTATGGGGTGACGACTCCCTCTTGATTTGTAATATCCAACGCTCCGTCTTCAGCTGTTGGATCCTCGAGCTCCATCCCTAACTTTCGGAGGTTGCTCCGACCCCCTACTCGAGGGTCAATCGCTCCCTGTTCGCTAAGTTTGTTCAAGAGGTCACGAGACATATTTTGTTCTACTATCGCTAGGTGGCTTTCAATGTATTGCTCTATGAACATTGCTTTCACATCATCGATGTCAGAACGGTTACTCCAGTATAGCTTTGTAAGCTCTTGGAGGAATGTTGTGTTTGCTCCATCGTATTGATCTACTTCCGTCTTTGATAGTAACTTTTGGAATATATCGTGTGCATCTGCGATTATTGTACTTGTAGCGTAGTCGCTTGTGTCCAGTAATCTCTTGATGTCGTCATCTGAGAATCCGGCGGTATCCGCACCGAACTCAAAGAGGACTTTCTGGTTCACATTCTGGTCACCTTTGTAACCTGATAGGAATGTGATCTTGTTCTTCTTGTCGATGTTGTTTGACTGTGATTCTGCGTTACTTGATTCGATGATGATGTCGTATTCTGATTTGCTCTTAACATCTCGCTTCGTAACCTTTTCTACCTGAAGACCCTCTACTCCTACTATCTTGACCGCCATTGACTTTGTAAGGTGTTCGAATACTCCGTTCATGTGTAGCTGTGCGAAGTGCCAGTATCCCTCTGCATATGACTTGTTAAGAAGTCCGAATAGGTCGCCTACTGCTTGCATGTTTCCCTCGTAAATGGCTACCTTGTCTTCGTCTGCCATTCCTTTGGTTCCTGCAGTCATTCCGGTTGCACTTGCTTGAACTATTTCTAGCTTGTCGTATACCACCATTGGTGTTTGGATACTTGGAACTGGCATGTCTTTGATTGCCTTGTTCACATCGTCTTCACCCTCTACTTCGATGTAGCTATCTCGTCTGTATTTGACCTGTGATAGGTTCTTGATACGGTCGATGTTTACTGCACGCTGTGGCTTGTTGATCTTGTCGGCGTTCTCAATCATCTGACTGATACTTGCTTCTTGAGCGATGAACACATACATCTGATATTCTACTTCCCCAAGTGTCCAGAATTCTGTTGGTGATGTGTTTGGAGCCCATGTCCATACTGGGAATAGTCCTGAAGCCCATTCATCCTCTATCTTCTTCGCTTGGATGATTTTACCCTCCTCTGTTACGAGCATTGTGTATCTCTGGTTGTTGATTGTTTCAAACCATCGGTAGAAGCGGAACACATCCTCATCGTAGGTAGTGTCATTCTTGCCGGTTGCTGTGATAGCTGTGTATCGGTAGTCTTCGTAAAGGTCTTCTTGATTCTTCTTGTTGGTGTTACCTCCTGCTTGAAGCACTTCGTTTGTCGCATCCTTTAGGTATTCACCCTCATCTATACCCTCCTCGAGTTCTTCTCTGGTAAGGTCTACATTTCCCCATCCCATCCATCTTGCTTTTTCCTTGTTCTCTCCACCTGCTCGTGGGTCGATATGGAATCGGAGGACATCTATCATTGATAGCTCACTCTCGTACTTTCCTTTAGGACTTCTTGCTGTATAAAAATAGATTGCACGACCGTATGATCCAGCTTGTGTCTTTCCCATGAGGTCTTTCCAGTTCCATCTACCGTTTGTTGAGTCTTTATCCTTGATTGCGTTCATCAACTTGGCTCTGCGGTGGTCTGCAATCTCGCCTTTGTGGTAATTAAATGTGAGAGGGTTATCAATCTTGGATAGCCAAGTCTTCATGAATCCGTTTGCCTTTCCTAGCGGTACATGGACTGTAGTGTCGGCGAAGTCTATCTTTCGGTTGGCGAGCATATCGTCTACACGCTTCCACGATTCGATTCTCGGTTTCTTGTGTCTGCGAGAAGCTGAGAGGTGCTTAGTAAATTGTCCTGACAGCTTTTCAATTAGTTTAGCTTGTGCTTCGGACTTTTTCTTTTGCTCGTCTTCTTTTGATAGTGTTTCTTTTTTTGCCATATGTATTTATATTATAAACTGTTTTATTTTTCTCCGCAACAACTTTTTACACTTTTTTGCAAGTTTTTGGTGGATAACTCATCTTTTTACAGTCCAATTGCATTAAATGGTGAAGTTTCTGGCTCACTTTCGTAGAATCCGTGACGATTTTGTACTGGTTTATCAAATTTCGGCACTTTCACGATATCGTTACCGTATGCGAGTGAGTCCATGATGTCATCGTGCTTGCTTCTTGGGAAGCGGAGCAGTTGGTCTTCTAGCTGATCACACTCGCCTTTGATGTGGTAAATGGTTCCGGCTTCGTATCTTGGATGTAGTCCTCTTATACGGTTCTCTTTGTTTCTACCTCCTGACTTGAGCATTTGGAGGTTTGGGTATTGAGCTCGGTCTTTCTTGGCTTGGTCGTAGAATGGCTTGATTGCTTCCACGAACATCGTTTCTTCTATGCCTTGCTTCTCTAGGAGCTTATACCCTAAGTGGTGTTGGAATATCATTTCCATTATCTCTTTGGCATCCATCTTGCGACCGAATGCTTTTACATACCAGTTTCCGAACTCATCCACGAATATGAACGACACTCCGGTATCGTCTACCTCTCCGTGCTTCTTGCGTTGAGTTTCTTTACTACTTCCACCTGAGTCTATGCAAATAAATAGGGTAGTGCGTTTCTGGTGCAGTTCTTCCCATGTTATGTACTTGAACATTGAGCGTTTGAACTCTTGGATGCTTTCGTCTATCGGCTTACACAACATTTCCGTGATGAATGACTGGTCGCCTTTCTCTGGTGTCCACATCTTCTCTTTCTTGCTCTGAATGGATACTTTGCCGGTTCCCATTGCTTCCTCGTTAGTCCACACATACTTCTCTTTCCATGTGATTTCCTTTTCGTCTGTGTATAGCGGTGTGATGAATAGGAGCATGCGTGGTGAAATAGCACTCTTATCCATGAGTGATTGAACATTTCCGAACTCTGATAGGTAGTTCGCACTGTACAGTATCCAGTGTCCGGTATCGGCTAGACCTCCTTTGAATGAAGCTATGTGTTTTGCAATCTGTTCCGTCTTTGCTTCTGATGTGATAGTTTCTTCTGTTTCGAAGTCTTCTAGCCATAGCATGTCCGGTCTTTTGAAGTTGTGCTGACGACCACGAACTGATGTGCCAGTTGAGTGTGCTTCTACACGGATTTGACCTCCTATGCTCGTTTCGTGTTCTACCTTGTTTGTGATGAAGTCAGTGATTCGCTTCTGGTCTGCTTCGTCTTTGGTTCGCTGTGTGGTGTACAGGTGTCCGAAGTCGTCTATGATTCTCTGGTTTGACTGTAGGGTGAATACCGTATCGAATAGGATACGCTCGGCGTTTGTCTTATCGTAGGCATCCACATTGGGATACTTTCGCAGGTCGTAGCATAGGACATATGAGAGGAATGCCTTATACTCTGATGTCTTTGCACATTCACGGAATCCGATCCACACGATTTCGTCTATTTGGCGTTCCTGTGGGGTTAGTTCTATCTTGGTCTTGTACTTCTCTGGCAAGTCCGGTGAGCTTTGTACCATGAGCCACAATGCTTCTATGGTGTCGTAGTGAAATCCTGCGTGTGGGAAGCGGATTGAGTCGCTGTAGTAGTAAGTGTAGAAGCGTAGGAAGCCCTGCGGTGTTGAGGGGTCGCACGCTTTGATTCTGGCTTCTCGTGTAGCATTCCTGAGTTGTTCTATCTCTGCTCCAGTGATTGGTTTTATGTATTTTGCTTTTCTGTTTAACATATTATTGCTCTGGGAATAGCTTGTTTAGTCGCTTCATTTCCTCGTCTGTTATGGTTCCATGTGAAAGTCCACCGGATAGCTTCACTCCCTGTGTTACCTTTCCCTCTGTTCGGTCTAGGAATATCTCCAGTGCTTTGAGGTCGCCACGCTCTACGATTTTATCGACCACCTTTTCTGCCATGATGTCGTATGCTCGCACATATTCTCCGGTGTCTTTTATCTTGTAGTGCTTATTCTCTGCCACCTCTTTGAGTAGGTCTGCCAGTGGTGTCTTTGTGGTTCCTTTTGGTCTACCGTTTGGGTTAGCTGATACTCCGGCTTTCCAGTTTGGATTCCCTCTCTTAATTTGTTTTTCATTTGTTATTTCGCCCTCTATTTTCACCATATCAAATGCTGTGACTGGTAGCCACCCTGCTGTTGTTATGTCTTTTGTTTGGAATACTACATCGCTGTCCACTAGCTTCACCCCATCTTTACCCAGTCCAAAGTATCCTCTTAGGAGGATTGCTACTGAGGGTATCTTTGTGTTTGGGTTGATTGCTATTTCTATCATATATTTTTTATCAACTCATTTATTAAGGGTATATATTTTCTTACTTCCACCCTATCGCTTTCTTTTTCTTGCTCTGTTAATTCTGAGTATGGTGTTTGAATCTGCCTGTTCCATCTATCATATAAATCTTTTGGTAGTGCTAGATAAATATATCTATCATCCATTCCACCCACTTCTGATTGCGGTTTAACTTGGCACTTACTGAAGAAGTACCTTTGCCATTTTGCCCATCTATCATGCTCCATATGTGAAGCTTTTTCTATAAATTCTTCCATATTATTCTTTTACCTCTTTGGTTACTGCCCATTCTATCTCGACTCCGTTTTTCTTCACTTTGGTTGTTCCGGTGAAGTTTACCCATCTCTGCACGATTGTATCCACGAATTTGGTGTCTAGCTCCATTCCGTAGCACTTTCTGTTGGTTTTCTCGCATGCAATTAGTGTTGTTCCACTTCCTAAGAATTGGTCTAGTACGATGTCATCCTGCTTTGAGCTGTTTATGATTGCTCGTGCCGGTAATTCTACTGGTTTCTGGGTAGGGTGGACATAGTCATTCACATTGGCTCTGGCGATTGACCAGACGGTTGTTTGACCGGTTTCTAGCTCTCCCATCATCTTTTCTAGCCACTTGATTTGTGCTTCCGGTTCCTTTGGTATTTTCCATACGGTTGTTCCGGTTCTATCACCGTAGAATGTCTTTTCCTTTCCTAGTGAGCAGTAGAAGAATGGTTCGTGCTTTGTGCGGTAGTGGTTCATTCCCAGTCCTGCATTCGGCTTGTTCCATATGAGCTGTGTGTCTATGTGGAATCCTACCTTTTCGAGTGCTTTCTCGAAGTCTGTTGCTGTCTTGTGTGAGTGGAACACATAACACCCTGCACCTCCTTTGATGTGAGCTTTAGTCATCTCGAATGTATCCACTAGGAATTGCTCGAATGCTGAATCCGACATCTTGTCGTTTAGGATACCCTCGCTTGTGTTTTTGCCACTTCCTTTGTAGTCCACATTGTATGGCGGATCCGTGAATACGACATCTGCTTGTACCCCCCCCATTAGTTTCACCATATCAATTTCGCTTGTTGAATCTCCACATAGCAATCTATGACCTCCGAGTTCGTACAGGTCGCCTATTTGTGATACTGGTACATCTGGTATTGCAGGTACTTCGTCATCCTTTTCATCCGGACCGAGTATATCTCTACTGAATCCAGTCACTTCTATATCAAACCCTGCTTTATCTAGTTCTCGGAGTTCTTCTACCACGAGCTTCATATCCCATTCTGATTCGTTGAGTTTGTTATCGGCTAGTCGGTATGCGTTTACTTGCTCTGGTGTTAGGTTTGCCAATTTCATCGTTGGCACTTCTGTTAGTCCGAGTTTTTGGCTTGCGAGTAGACGACCGTGTCCTACGATTATTACATCGTCTTTGTCAATTACGATCGGTTGGTTGAATCCGAACTCCTGAATACTCCTTGCGATAGCATCCACTTGTTTCTTTGGATGTTCCTTTGCGTTTTTCTCGTAAGGTTTGATTTCGCTTATTTTTCTGTATGTAGTGATGCTCTCCATATTTACATATTATAACCTTTTTTCATAAGTCAAGCAACTGATTTATGCACAAAATAAGAGCCGATGGTTAGTCGGCTCTCCCTTGTCACCGTAGCAAGGGTCGGAGATTGGATCACCTCCTTTCGTGGGTTTTTCCCTATATTATTATAACTTTTTTTCTTTTTTTAGAATAGCTGTGGCACTGGTGGTTTGGTGGACAACTCTCTCACTACGAATCGGTACAGTTCCTTTCCATGCCATCCGTCTGGTTTCCCTCCGGTTATCACATCCCATTTACCCTCTACCTTTTCGAGCTTGATGCTCTCTAGTGTTCCTATTCGCTTTACGCTGTCGCTCCAGTCATAGACCGTGCAATGTGTCTTGTTTGGTGCTATACGCACTCCACGACCTAGCATTTGGTAATACAGTGCCACTGAGCGTGTTGGTCGGAGTAGCACGATGCAGTCTAGTGCAGGGTGGTCGAATCCGGTTGTTAGCACTCCGACATTGAATACTGTTTGGTATTTACCTGACTTGAATCCATCTATTATCTCTGCTCTGTCCTTTGGCTTTGTCTTACTCGACACACTTCTTGCTTCAGGGAAGTATGTTTCTAGGCGTTCGCTCTGCATGATTGAGTTGCAGAATACGAGGACATGCTTGTGGAGGAGTTGAGCTTCTTGTATCAGTGCCACTATATCCTGATCCATTTTTGCTACTATCTTGTCGTAGCTTTCCATATCGAAGTCGGTGCGTGATTTGTTGAGTGGCACCATTTCTTGAGTGATTGTGGTTTTGTCTACATACTTCAGCGGACACAGGAATCCTTTTGAGATGAGTTCGTGTGCATCTATCTTGTAGACGATTCTATCCCAGAATCTATCGCCACCTTTCTTGTCTAGTACTCTCGTGAGTACCTTGATTGAGTTGGCTTGGTATAGTCCTCTGTTACCGAACTTATCTACATCCACGAAGTAGGTAGGGAATATGCGGTAGGGGGTTGCTGTTGTTCCGATCACTTTCGGTTGACCCATTCCTTTTAGGAATGTTTGAAACATCGAACCGGTATCTTTTGGGTTGAGCAAGTGTGCTTCGTCTAGCACTACCAGTTTTATGTGTCTGAATAGCTCTGGAACCTTGTATACCGATTGGATTGTGGCAAATGTGTACTTTCGTACCACTTTCTCTCCTACTGATGCTGAGTAGCTTCCTATTTCTTCTTCAGGAACATACTGTGCCATCTTTCCTCTGTTTTGCTCTAGGATTTCTTTTGTTGGTTGTAGTATCAGAACATCGGTGTTCAGGTAGTTCGCAAGCTCAGCGATCACGATTGACTTGCCGGCTCCAGTTGGTAGTTGGAGCAGGTCGTTTCCCTCTAGGGTTAGCGACCACTTCACTTTCTCTATCGCTTCTATTTGGTAGTCACGGAGTTGGATATTATTTTTCATAGTTGTTTAGTGCTGATAAGTTTTCTTCTTCAGTCGGTGTCCTAAACTTTGGTTTGCTTCGTAGCAACTCTCCGTACTTTATGTCGCCTACAATGAAGTCACACTCTGTGCAGGTATGGAATTTTCCTGATGCCTTTACAGTTTCTTCTAGGTTCGCAGAACACTTCGGACATTTGTACTTTTTGAGGTTATTCCAGTTCATACTACTTCTTGATGTCCATGATGGACTTTTGTTGTGTTTGTCCGACCTTTTGAAGTCCGTATAGCGTAGTGAGATGTGTCGCTATATGGTTGAGGAACTTGAACCGTTGGTTTCTATCCTTTACCTTTGAGCAGAAGAATTTGTATTGTGTTCGGTACGCTTCTAGCTCTTGTGTGTATCGGAAGTATGGATCCTCGAAGTATCTGTTCCACCATTCTACATATCCGCCATCATAGTTGCTTTGCTGTATCACATGCACTTTTTCGTGTTCGTATAGGTGGTCTGGTAGTGGGAAGCTCTCGCAGTGGATTACATCTCCTACCGTGAAGACTGCACCTTTGCGGAAGTCTACGCCGAACTCATCTCGTGCTTTCTCGTATATTCCTTGCGGTGGTCTTGTGCTGAATTTGATTTCAATTGCTTGTATCATATGTTATTTGAATTTAATTGTTACTACATCTCTCTCGTTTTTAAGGTGTCGCTTGAAGTCTTCTTGTTCTTCTTTGCTCATCTTTTCGTATACCGTTACATGGATTCCGCTCGGTGAGTATTGGCTCTCGAACTTTACTTCGTGGTCTTGCCAGTATGTGAAGTCGTTTGTGTAAGGTTCTTTCATATCTATTTTTTTGAGTAGTCCCACGAGCGAGTATCGCCATGCGTGAATGTTATTTTACATTTTTCTTTTCGATTTCGGTGTCCCGCTCTATGGTTAGTTATACCAAGATAGTGATACCATTTTTTGCAAGTGTGGCAGTAGCAATTTTTCTCTCTGGTTACCCTCATATTAGTATGTGTTTCTCATCACATCGTTTGTGCGAGCTTTGAGTGATTTGTAGTTTTCGAATAATGTCATTGCATCGACCTTGAGGTTTCTGTTTTGGAACTGCATTGCTTGACCGTCTAGGTCGTATCCGTGCAGTATGAATTCACATTGTGAGTAACCAATCTTTTTGACATCTTTGATCTCGGCTCCTGCACTTACTATTGCGGATGCGAGTGATATGTCTGATGTTTTGTATTCTTGCATAGGATTATTCGATTATTCCGTTATAGCGAGCTTCCTGCTCGTAGTTTCTAAATGTCATGCACTTGTCGAACTCCTCATCGTAGTATTGGAAGTCTCCACATTGTGGTCTATCTACATTGAGTATATTCTGGTTGCTCACTAGCACTATGATGATTGTGATCAGCTGTAGTGTTATGAGGATGTATAGTAGTAGGTATTTCATGTTTTTACTTTTTTAATATTTGGTTAATACTTCTTTCGTCTCCTAAACTAAGATAGGATATTTGCTCGTACAGTTTTGCCCATTTTTGCAGATGGTCTCCAAGCCCTCCGTCTTGTATCCATGACCCTCCTTTGGTTTCGTTAAGTGCTATTGCTACTGTTTGCATTTCTTCTTGCAGAATATCCATGAAGTTGCTTTCTACTTTTTTGAATGCTTGTTCTTTTAGTGTTTCTTGCATACTAGTAGTTGTTAATCTTGGTAATCATTTTTGTGATGTCCATCTCTAGGTCGTTGATAAGGTTCTGTGCTTCTTCACTCTTTACCTCTGGGAATCGTACCGCTTTCAGCGTATCAATTATTGATTTTACTTTGTCGGCATCGCTCATCTTTGCTTTCTTTTTCTCCTCGTCTTTGATTCGTTTCTCCTCTGCTTTCTTTTCAGCTTCGATGCGTGCTTTCTCTTTTGCTTCAGCTTCAGCTTTTTCCTTTGCTTCTTGCTCTAGCTTTGCTTTGGCTTCTCTTTCTTTTTTGAGTTCGAGTTCCTTTGCTTCGTTATCAGCTTTTAGTTTCTCGTTTTCCAATCTCTGTTTTTCTCGTTCCTCTTTGTCTTGAAGTTCTTTTTGAACTCGTTCTTCTTCTGCTTTTCGCTCTGCTTCCTTGCGTAGCTCATATGCGTTTTTTGATGTTGTTACTAGTTGATTAAATTGTTCCTCTGGCATTTCCTTAAGTTGGTAGAATGCTGTATCTACTTCGTATTGCTCTAGGACTGCTTTGCGGTCTATTTCTAACTGCACCTTTCTCTTTTCCTCTTGAATCTCTACGAACTTCTCTTGCTTCTCTAGGTGTTCTTCGATTGGTTCGATGAGGAATTTTAGGACATTTGCCATTCCATCGATTGCTTTGCCTTTGCGTAGTGATTCCTCTTTGAGTTCCTTTCTACGCTTTTCTACATTTACTCGGATCTCTTTGAGTGCTAGGCGTGACTTTCGTGCTTCTACCATTGCTTCGATTTGTGTCTCATCTGTTACCACTAGGGTCTTTGCTTTGTTTACCCACTGGTCAGCTTCTTCGAAGTAGGGGATGAATGCGTTTTTTAATGATGTAGCTTCTTCACTCGATAGTTCATTTTGGTCTACCACTGTGATTGCTTGGGTTTTGATTTCTTCTATGTTGCTCATATTGTTATTTGTTTATCTTTACTAAGTACTTTTCTATTACTTGCTTTTTAATTTCCACGAGGTTTTTCTTTGTTGCACCTTTGGCTCTCAGGTATATTTCCATGATTGCTTTTGACTGGTCTTTTGTGAAGTTGTTTCGGCAGTTTTCTCTCCACACTTCTTCTTTGATTCTTCTACCTCGTGCGACATTCCATGATGTCGGTGGATATAGTCCTAAGTCGTTTTGTAGCTTTTGCCTTGTTCGTCTTATGGACTCAAAGCTTTCGAAGTCGTTTGCTATTGAGTGAAGGTCTACTACTACCGTTCCTGTTCTACCGTTCATGTCCATAGTTTGGAATCTGCTTGGATGTAGCTGTAGCCATACTTTGCACACTAGGTATTGATCCTCATTCCTGCATCGCTCGTTTTCAGCTAGTAGGTTAAGGACTGTGTAGTATATGCTTGGTATGTTTTTCATATTACCTGTCACCCTCTGTTGCTCCACTGAAGTCTGCATCGTTTTCTCCTGTGCAGTCAGGGCATCGACCAGTGCCTATTGAAGCTTGATGTGGTTCGTTTGGGTACACATATTCCATCTCTGCTACCTCGCCGGTGTCTTGGCAGGTTTCGCATTCGTACTCTATTTCTATCGTTCCCTTTTCAATGAGCTCTTTGATTCTTTCTGGTGATTCTCCGTATTCTCCGTTGTAGTAGTCGCCTACTTCTTTTCCGATGTTTGGACAATCTTTTTTAAGGATGTATGTCGTCATGGTTTTAGAATAGGATTGCTTTTAGCACATTAGCTGTAATCGACCCTATGTAGAATCCGTCTACCGGATGTTGACCGCTCGCAATCCACGCTGTGAATCCGATCAGGTCTATGATGAGTATTGCGATAACTATTACTCCAAGTATCTGGAGTGTTGATGTGAAGACTCCTGCGTTTGCTCGTGAGTCTACATATCTTTTTGTTGCGAACTTAATATCATTTTTCATATCATTTTTCATAGGATTGGTTATCTTCCTATGTTTATATTATAACCCCTAGTGCAAGAAGAAGCAAGTCTTCCATAGTGGATAACTTGCTTATGCTCTTGCTCTGTTGTAGCCGGCGATTGTCTTCACAAATCGCTCGTAACTTTCTGGGTTAAACAGCTTTCGCCTGTAATACTTCACGGTAGATTCTGGGTATCCCAGTCTTACGATGTCGCCTACGGACTTTCCGTTGTTCAGGTGTTGGATGATTTTCCGGCTTGATTTCTTAATCTTTGAATCTCTTGTCTTTGCCATAGGTTTCGTATTATAACCTACCTGCTATTTGAAGTCAATTGAATAACTATTCTCGGCTTGTCTTTGTCTACACTGAACTCATCGCTGAATCCGGTGATGAACTTTCGGCTATCGTCTTTAATGATTCCGTTTTCTACGAGTCCGTCTAGAATGAACTTCTTGGCGAATGCCACATTATCAGGGTCTATGCGTTCGTTTCGTGTGTGCCAGTGTATGTGGACATGCAGTGGGTATTTTGTTACCTTTGGAAGTCCTTTCGTCTGCCACATCACATACTCAGTGTTCTCTCTCTTGACCTGAGCTCCTTTGTAGCGATTGCTTCGCTCTATTTTAATGAAGTCATTGAGGTCAGTGAGTTCGCCTTTGACTACGATTGTATGTGTGATAATCGCCATATATCTTGTTGAGTTGTTCTCGTTTTTGTTTATAATTTATTGCCTTGCTATATTTTTCAAGCTCCTCATCTGTTGCTCGGTTGAGTGCTATCCAAACATTCTTTTCTTTTTGTAAGTCGCCACCATCTTGGAACTGATCGACCGCATGATGGTATGCACATAGTTTTACGATTGCCCACGCTTCGTCTATCTGCTTTCCGGCGTATATGAGTGCGTGTTCCCATGTGATTCTACCTTTACATCCACCATCACACTTTCTCGCACACTCGTCTTTTTCTTCTAGCAGGATTGCTTTTACTCTAGGACTGACTTTCCTCATGCGTGTGTACTGTTTCGCCGAACTCCTCCCATACAGCACCACAATCTCTACACTTTCTAACTAAGTATGTGTTTCCGTGTGTACATTCTTCTTCTTCATTTATAAGCTTACCTGTATCTTTTTCTATACGCTGAACTAACTCAGTTCTCGAAAGTCGATGTTCCTCTACTGGATTGTTTACTAATTCTAGCCAAGCAAGTGCCATCTCTTTTGACTCAGAAGCTTTTTTTATTTCGTAAAGTTTTGTATATTCTACAGTTTTAATTTCTTCAAATGGTACTTGTAAGTTTAGAACAAGCTTTTCATATATACCTACTAACCTCGAAGCTACACTTTCGTGCATTTCCATTTGTCTACAAAACATGTAGAAGTGTTGATATTGTGGTCTGTACAACTTTTGCTTCTTAATTTTATACAGTCTTTCAGAAAGTAATGTAAGTCCAAACTTAACACCACGAGCAAGTTGTTCCGTTTCTTCACAAAACTTATGAGATTCTTCTTCGGTTAGGAAGTATGGTTCATGTGTAACTTCTTTGGTTGTTTTTTTGCTCATACTTATTATTGTAATTTAATAGTTTTTTTCTTCATGTTTTCGAGTAATGTTTTGGAGTGTTCGGTCACCAGTGCGTTTGATGGTGGCTTAGCTCCACTGGACTTCTTCAGCTGATTACTGTCAGGGAATAGTCCAGTCCATCCTTGAGTGATTGAGAGGATGATAATCTCTTTGTGGTTATCTTTGTGCGGTTCAAGTAGCTTTATCTGCATTTTCACCGTAGTCGCTTTTAACGGTTTCTTGATCTGCTTACGATGGTCTACCCACAGCGACCAAGTTTCTTTATCTAACCAGTCAGGAAGCTCTGCTTCCACCTCTTTGTTATCTTTACTAACCTTAACTTTACTTACCTTACCTATACTGGGTTGCCCATTGGTTGCCGGTTGGTTGCCAGACTCCATATCGCTCGTAGTAAAGTGTCCTTTTGGTACCGGTAAACCTTTTGTTGCGTTTTGTGTGTACGCTCCGTTTTCTTTGATGAATAGGGTGCTTTTTTCGTCTAGGTACTTTGTTGGAGTGTATCTATCCTTTCGGATCTGATTGTTTATTCTCCAGTGTTTGACTACGCATATTCCTTTTTCAAAGTGTAGGATGAATTTTTTCGCTACCAGTATCTTGTAGTCGTCTTCTCCTGCTCGTATCACTCGCATAACCATCTTTGGTGACCCTATGAATCCGTCATCATCTGCACTCATTCCTAAGTGGAAATATAGGTTTTGTGCTGAATCTGGCATTTCTAGGAATGCATCTGAACTTGTTATGTCGTCACTAAACATTCGTCTTGCCATAGTGTTATTCTTCGGTTCGCCTGTCTTTCTCAGGCATTGTTATTTCTAAACACATTGAGCTGATTCTCGACACTAATCGCTCACCATACTTCTTGAGGAAGTCTTCATCCGACAGGTTTGTCGTAATGAAGAGGTTTCGCTCATTGGTGTATGCTTCATTGATAATCATGTAGAGGATTTCCTCGTTCCACTCTGACATCTTTTCTGCTCCTATATCGTCTATGAAAATGTACTGGCTTTCTATCATCTGGTTGATGATTGAGTCCGTTTTTGAGAAGTTATCCTTTCTCATTTCGTAGAGGAGCTTGACCCAATTCTCGACTCTCGTTGCCTTTCCCCAATTCGCTACTACGGATCTGACTGCGTACAGCGTGTGCGTTTTACCGCTTCCGGTTATTCCTTTTAGGAACAATCCTTTTTTTAGGTGCTTACTGACTCCTATTTCTTCGCCAGTCATTGCATCTACTTTTGGTTGTGTATACTGTTGCTCCTTGAGGAGCTCCCTGATTTCGGGTAGTATATCGTCTGCGTTTGCGTTTTGATATTTCATATGTTGCTCTTGTTGATAATCGCCTTTCGGCTTGTTTATATTATAACCTACAAAGCACAACTTTTGCAACGCTTAATGTGTATCAATAGTGGATAAACCAAAACCACCGTGTGAACGGTGGCTTGGAGGTTGCGTTATTTACGCTTGTATTGTCTTTTCATCTTGTGGGAATGGATCCACTGGAGGAAGTTCGAAGTCTGCATCTACTCCGTCTACATCGTCATTTTTGTGGCTTTGTTCGTTTTCCTTTTGCCATTTCTCGATGATTTCACTGCAGGACTTTTTATCCTTTAGCTCTTTATCGAGGTAGTCTTGAGGAACGATACTTTCCTTTGGAATGAGGTTGTAGTCGTACTTTGTTTGCTTACCTGAACCCTCTTTCGTGATACGGATGTCATTTTTCATTGGGAATGTTCCGTCTATCGTGTAGTCTCCTGATTCTTCCCATACTGCTAGTTTCTGCATCAAGCGCCACTTGAGCTCTGCTAACTTCACAGTGTTGTCGCTTCGGTCTAGGACATATGCTAGTGCCATTGGTGTGCCTTTGAATCCGCACTCGTGGAAGCATATTCCGTTATCGAAGTCTTTATAGAATACTACCGGTGCGGTGAGTATTCTCATCACATTTTTGTTACCGTCTTGGATCGTGAAGAATCCACCTGATTTCTTGTGTTCACTTTTTTCTGCTTGACTAACTAAGTCTTTGAATGATGACATAAATTATATTGTTATTATTTCCTTTAATTTTTGCTCTACTTCCATTAGGAATATGAGCTGTTGTTTTTTGTAAACTGCGATGTCGCCTTGTAGGTCACTTCGCTTCACTTCGATGATGTGTATCGGATGGACTTTAATTTCCGGATGATACAGTATGAAGTATTTCTTTTCTAACTTTTCGTTGACGATGAAGCTCTGTATCACTTGTGCATAGTATTCTTCAGGAACCCTGTTTTCGAACCACGCTTTAACATAATTCTTTGTTTCAGGACACTTGATCTCTATGTCTTCAGTGTATATGTCGCTACCCTCATCAATCAGTCCGTCAGGTGAGAACCCTATGAATTGATTTTCATCACTTTCACAGAATCCTACCGTCTTTACTTTTTTGCCGGTTTTGAATTCGAACATTGCTCGTGCTTCGTCTTCTAGTCGGTTTCCTCTATCCATTGGTCGCTCATCGCTATCCATATCGCCTACGGTTAGTCGCTCGCCTACAATCGTGTAGAATGCGTCTAATCTGGCTTTAGGAGTGCCTATGATCGCCTTTAGCGTAGTTCCGGTCACTTTACCCTTTCTTAGGTAGTGCCATGCCGGAGTCTGTTGCTCAATCTCGCTGTATAGTTTCATACTTGGTTTTGAGCTCTTGGCACTTTTTAGCTATCTCTGTGTCTAGGCGTTCATCCTGTGTGAATGATAGCCAGACCGTTTCTAGTTGCTCAAGCGTAGTAGTTGCTTCTAGTTTACCGATTGCATCTTTTGGGTTATAGGTTGCTCCTATTTTTTCTGTAACCAATGCTCGGTATTTCAAGTGTTCTTCTAAGAACCAATCACGCCAATATGCAATTGCTTTCTTTTTCTGTTCAAACGCATCTTGATTGTAGTAACCATCATATTTTTGAATATCTATGTTTAAGTTATCTTTCAATATTTCAATAGCGTTGTTTGTAGCGTTGAAGTATGCGATTGCGAAGTCCTTTCTATCTTGTGCGTTTTTTATGCTTTTGAGACGATTGTCGTCATTTTCTTTTGCCATAAGTTGCTCTTTGCTTATTTGATAATTCGGGGCGTGTAGTGCTGTGCCGATGTGTGGCGTACTACATAATCCGACCTCTTTATTTTTAACTCCCTTGTGCATATTATAACCCCCTAGCCGATAAAATGCAAGTGGGGGAGTGGATAAGAAAAACCCCCATTTCTGGGGGAATTTCTTACTTACATCTGGCGGTATAGTGTCCTTTCAATAGTCTTGAATAGAACGAGTATGTACCTCCGTTTGTATATGCCACATAGGTAGTCCATTGTGTTCGGTAGCTCTCTCCTTTGGAGAATGCCCACGACATCATCTTCAGCTGGTCATAGGTTGAATCTATGTTCAAGTTTTCATTCCTTTCCTTTTGGTACTTTGGAAGCCACCCTTTGAATGTTGTATCGTGTATACCGGTTACATTGACTGCTCTACCACCATCGTGAGGTAGGACTTCGTGCTTGCTTTCGCACCACGATATCTTACTGATAAGTTTTGGATCTTGACCGAACATCGGTGCTATATCCTGTATCATTTCCTCTACGGTTTTTTGTTTAGGTATTTCGTCAGCTACGAGTGGTTGCTCATCTGATGTCTGCTCTGCTTTAGTCGTACTTCTTGAGGTTACTGGTATAAACAGGATCAAGAGGACAGCTATTGCAATCAGTACTCGCAATACTGACTGGTTGTTTTTTTGTAACATAATGTTTGAGGATATGGCATCCTCGAACCACTAACCCTGCACTGTATCTTGGTTCAGGAAGTTGTTTACCGCCTTACTGATTTCTCCAAGCACAAGCCCCACAAATACTGTTACCTCTGGTGACAGGTTAAGAGAAGTTAGATTTGTTGAAACAGCGTTCAGCAAGAAAGCAAGTGCCATCATGCTTGTTCTCCATAGGAGTGACTTGAACCTTGAATCGTTGAATAGCTCTTTTATCATAATTGGTTTTTGAGCATTGTTGCTCATGTTATATTTTATTAAATTATAACCCAGTTGACCACCTGAGTTTTCCCCAAAGTATAGTGTGGCTTCTTTTTCACGCCTGTCTACTAATCCTTTGAGTTTTAAGCCCTTTGCGTACACATATTTCAGGAAATCTGACCTTTGAAGTGTGTTTGACCGTATCTTCTTTGGAAAGTCAAATAGTGAGCCGAGATTGTAGCAGAATGATACGAGTGCATCGTACTGGTCTTGGCTTATATCTAGTTCCTCTTTGTTCACTATCGCTTCGAAGCGTTTAAGGTCACGATCAAGGAGTGCATCAGCTTCGGCTCGTGTGATTGGCTTTGTTGTAGCTGTCACTTCTTGCCAGTTGCTGTCATATCTTGCACCCCATCCGAGTGTCCAGTATCCTACAGGGTCTTTTTTTGGCTCTAGAATTGCTGTATTCCAGTTACCGTCATGCAATCCCTCGAATCCTTTTATCAAGTCCTTTCCTTTCTGGCTAGTTGTTAGCTGAGTAGACTTTTTTTTTAGAAGAACTAGAAGTTCGTTTAATTTTCCTCTTGTAGCCGGACCGACTTGCTTTCCGTTGTTTGTCGGTATTTTGTGCTGTAGTTGGAATCGTGTTACTGCTTGTGCGGTGAGGTCACCATAGAATCCGGTAATCGGACCTTGATAGTATCCCAAGTCGGTGAGTGCTTTTTGTAGCTCTGTTACGATAGGGGATTTTGCACCTTTCTTTATGTCTTCAGTGAATTGGAATGCCGTTTCTCGTGCTTGCTCTAGGAATGAGTTCGGCACATCTGTTATTGAGAACATATCGAGAACGAGTCCTTTGTAGTCATCCCAGAAGAACCACCCATCACCTTTTTCACCCCAGAATTCTGTCCAGTGGTTTCGGAACTTATATGCTACTCTACCGTCTTTTTTGAATCGCTTGTATATGGTCACATAGTGCCTTGATTCCTGTACGGTGAATGGAGCAATTTGTGCTTGATTGAAGTTACCACCTCCGACCGGTAGCGATACTGCTACCAGACCGTCATTTTTGAGTGCCTTGCGTAGTGTGGTTTCGTCTTTGATTTCTGCATACCCTCCGGTGCGGTATAGGTATGCTTCTTTCTTCATTTCTTCGCTTATAGGCATGCTTTCGTACTCTGAGTGGGGGATTTCTGTGAACTCGAGTGCTTCTCTATCCCATGAGCCATTTTTGACCGCCTTGAAGCCAAATAAAGGCATAAGACCCTCCATTGGGTTGCCTTTCCATCCTGATATTGCTCTGGCGATGGTGTAAATGTATCGCTTTGATATTGGTACCACTACTCCGGTTTCTTTGTAGTTTTTGTACTGGATCATCTTTGCGATCGTGTAAGCTACACACGCACCTTTTGAACCCTGATTTTCTACAGGGAGCATGCTTATATCTGTTTCCCATTCTTCAGGAAGTGCCACCGGTATTTGAGCTTGTGGCAGGTCTGAGTATTGAATGGTTCTGTTGTCTTTGATGCTTTCTATAGCACCTGTTTTGAATGTATTCATATTTGTTTAGTCTAGGTTAATAAAAATGTTACTACCACCTCCACCGGCTAGGGTTCCCTCGAGTTCGGTTCCATCGGCTCCGTATCCTACTCCTAGTTTAACATCTGCTTCGGCAGGTAATACGAGGTCGCCATCGAACTCTACTCCGTTTGCACCGTAGTCGGTTCCATTTCTCACATCATTCACATCTGGAAGTGTTAGGTTTCCTGTGAAGTCTGTTCCGGTCGGACCGTATACTTCTCCTGCTCTCACATCTGTGTCATGCGGAAAGACCGCACCTGCTCCGGCTCCTGCAGGCATTGCTAATTCGTTGAATCGTGCTGACACTGAATCAAGCACGGTTCCTATATTTCCTCTGGCGAACAACATCTCCATTGGTACGCCCTCGTAAGATATTATTTCATCGATAGCCATATGTTTATCCTTGTGTTAGGTACGCTTGGACTTTTATGTTATCTGCTAGTGATGTTGGGGTGTAACGGATCCAAGTGGTTGCGTTTGCTCTGTCGGTAGTATTGTATGCTGTCCAAGTTGTACCGTCAGTTGTTTTTTCAAATGTTCCGAATGATGGAGTTGCGGTGTCGTCAGTTAGAAGAAGTCCGCCTGTATCTGCATCATATAGTCGCACGGTTAGTGTTGGCACTGTACCTCCGAATGCTGTCCTAAACCACCACGCAAACACTTTACTTGCTAGTGATGACTTTGTTACTGATAGTGCGTAGTGACTGTCGGTAGTGTTGTCTTCATATGATAGGTTGAGTCCGAGTATTCTTGCAGGTAAACATACTTCTCCGATTGTGCGGAATTCTACTGCGAATTGAATGCTTGAAGCTCCTGCGAACCCTGACAGGTCATTTGTTTCATCAATGAGTGTCCATCCGGTTGTTTCGTCTACTTGAATGTTTGCAGTTCTTGCGTATATTCTGAATGCTTCTGCAGTTTTGCCGAGCTGTGTATCTCCAAAGTATCTTACTTGATTTACGAATACACGGTAATACTTGAGTGCGTTTGGTGTAGTTATTTCTGGCGATATTAGTCTGCCTTGTGAGTTGATTGCATAATCCCAGTCAGCACCGAAAGCCATCACATAAATATGGTTAGTTGATACGGTAGTACCTTGCTTCACTGCGAATATACGATTTGCACCTGCATCTGTATAAGCGAAGACGGTTGATTGGTTTGATAGGATTGTCGGTGCATCACTATCTTTCAATGATTGCTCAAGGTACTTGTAGTCACGACCGAATGCTTTCTGGAATTGAGCACCTGAAGCTACATATTGTGTGACATATGAGAATACTCCTCCGGCGTGTGTTGTTCCTACAATGAAAGCATCGATGCTTGGCATGTATTCTATGGTGTTTAGTGCCGATGTGAGTGCGTATGTTGATGTACCTCCTATCGGAACTTCTGCAATAACATCTGACTGCCATGTCACATTTCCTGAAGTAATATTTGTAAGTGCTGTACGATATACACGAGTTGTCGTTACAAAATAAAGTGAAGGAACTCCAGAACCAAGACCATGACCTGCTGTAGCAATACATAGGTTAGCGTTTTGTGATCCTGTACCTGTAACAGCTTGGTTTCCAGTCGCCAATATGAAAGCACTCACTGAAGCACCTGTTGCTACGGTAAGTGGAGCTCTCAGGTTGTACTTATATACTTTGTAGTTACCTGCTGAAACAAGGTCAAGAACATACATGTCTAAACTTGTTGGTGTAGCGGTAGCTCTGTCTAGTGAAGCTCCTGCAGGTACTATGTTTGTTTGTGTCGATGCATCTTTGAGCCAGTACATTGCTTTCTGGTCATCTGTTGATACTGCAACTGGAATTGTTGTACCTCCACTTGTAAAGTCCTCGATTGAAATACCTTTACCGTAGTGAGTTCCACCGTTTGTTGTTGTAGCGTTTGAAGCTGTATACACAGGTCTAAACTCTTGGATGACATATGCTGTACCTGCTCCGATTGTTCCTGCACTCACATTAAGTGTTGCATTCGTATCACTTCCTTTTGCGGTAATTCTGTACCAAGTAGTAATTTGTGAAGGGTCAGTTGAACCGAATCCGATTCTTGCACCAATCGCCACCTTGTTTGTATTGAAAAATGTTCCTACTCCTGTTACTGCTGTTCCTGATACTGATACAGTTCCATTGCTTTCAGTTTTAACATCCATTGTGAAGTTACGGACAGTATGTGCTGTTGCTGTAAGGAGTGTCATTGTAATGAATCCTTTCCATGAACGAGCTCCTGTTTTACGGTTTAATTCCCATAGTGCTACACGACGAGTTGCTACTGCAGTAGTGAGGTTTTCTACTCCGAAAATGTAAGCAATTGTTGTGCTGTGATTGTGAGCGTATATCTGAGTGACTGCAAATGGTGTCGATTCTTCCATTGGTCTGATAGCTTGGAAGTCAGGTGCGATGTACTTATCTACCGGCGTTGCTCCAGCGTTGTATATGAGTCCTTTCCCCAAGTTCCATTTTGTGTAATCGTAAGCACTCTCGTTCAGGTAATTGAGCGTTGATGGTGTTGTTACTAATTGTTCGATTGATTGTCTTGACATATATTTTTATATTTCTTCGTAAACTATGTTTACTGTTACTGTTCCAGTTCCGACCTGTGTTAATTCTAAATCTTCGTTCACCCCTCCATCCGTATAGTCAGGATGAGTGTTTGTTCCATAAAGTCCACCCCCTTTCGGGTTGGTGTATTTTTCAAAGTTAGCACTCGCTCCAAAGTTGAATGCTACCGATGTCAGGTCTGCACTTAAGCTGAAGCGTATGTTGTATAACCTTATTTTCTTTCCACTAGCAGGACTGTGTACTATCCCAGTAGCGGTCAAATCCACCGTTTTGCGGAGGAGTGACTTTCGTTGGTTTTCAAGTGTAGCCGGATTTTGGTCTATATCACTCTTGTCTACCAGTTTAATTTTGCTAGGGATTTTACTCATAATTATTTGTTATAGGGGATACCTGCATCCTCATACTTTCGCATGATGAATTGCTCTTTTTCTCGGAGGTCATCGAACTTGGTTTGTAGGTTAAATGCTTGCTTCTTTGCGTTCTCTAGCTCGTTGCTTGCTACTGCGATCTCTTTCTCTACTGCTTGTAGTTCTCGCTTCTTCACTTGCACCGTATCAATTATTGCAAATGCTTCTTTTTCTCTTGCACCCACATTCTCAGTGATCGTCTTTAGGAGTGCTTCTTTTGCTTCAGTAAGTTTCTCGTATAGTGCTTCGAGTTTTGCTATACCTTTTTCTTCTTCAGCTTTTATCTGCTCTCGTAGGTTCGCTATTTCTTTACGAACCTGCTCTAGCTCATTCCCTGCAGTAGTCTTTTTAAGGAGGACTTGCTCTAGCTCTTTTTCAGCGACAAGAAGCTCGGCTTTTGCCTTAGCTTCATCTTCAGTAGCTTTTTTAAGCTCTGTTTCTTTGAGCTGAATGCGTGAGTCAATAGCTTGCAATCTTTCGAGTGCTGACTGAATAACTATACTTACATTTTTTTCATTTAATTCTGATGTATGCATACATAGTCTATGTTTACGATCGCACCTCCATCGAACTGGTCATCGACTCCTAACCACTGGAGGAAGCGTGTGTTTACTTCTAACATCACTTGGCGAACTGTTGCTACCGATATTCCCACTGAACCCTCGTACACTTTTCCTGTGTCGAGGTCATTTACTGCCACTGGTGTGTAGAAGTTTGATTGGCTTTGTGCTAGTGCCATATTCGGCTCTCCGGCTTGTGAGGATCCTTTGAATGTAAGGAACCCTCCTGTGCCACCTGTTTTCACTGTAAGCATGAGCATTACACTATCAGCATTACCAACATATACCATTTTGTTTTCTGGTTTGTTTGTGTCGTATAGTGTTCTAGGAGGTGTTTTAGTTATTGCCATATAAATATATTATAACCTTTTTACTGGGTATTTACAATTGTGTTTTCCACCTCTTTTTCGCCAATTTGCTCACGGAGGTTGTTGATAAGTTTGCTCGGTGTCTTGTATCCTAAGTTACCAAAATGCTTGAGAATTGAGAGGAATTCGGTGATAAGTAGGAATGTAAGGATTGTGTCATCTACGAACTGTATTTGTGCAGGTACTCCGAATTCTACGATGTGACCGCATACGATCATTGTGTAGTATACGAGCACCTTTACCGGTGTTCTAAGTGATTGTTTTGAGCTGATAAGCTCTCCGTTTTTCTTTGCTACCAGTATCCCTGTTACATAATCTACAACTATGAGGAGTATGAGTCCTATGAGTGCGTTTGTTGATAGTCCTGCAAAGAGGAATGATCCAATTGTGAAAATGACTGAACCTACTGTTTTTAGGGTTAAGTGGTCTGTGACCGTAGTTCCTATGAGTGTTTTAATGTATGCGTATGTGTCCATAAATGTTAGTTGTTAATTTTTGTTATAGTGAATTTTTCAGGGTTTAATATGATGTATTCACCACCACCCTCATCAATTGCATCATAACCTGCTTTTCTTAGTTGCTCTCTTATAAACTCCCCATCAGTTCCACCTCTTGATTTACCTCCACTCAAGTAATTCCCCTCTGGGGATAGAACTTTTAGGGTAGATTTATTTTTTGGTTTTATTTCAAGAATTACTTCGCCATATGTGCCTGCTGAGTGATCTGAGTTTTTACCGAAGTCTTTTGCTGTATAAAATGCATCTGGTGCTTCAGCAAATCCTTTTGTATTTTTTTCTGTATTCCACCCATTTTTTAATATGCTATCAGCGTTTGTTTTACTTGTTCCATGATAAGTAACATCAGGAACTTCTTTTGATAGACCTTTTTGGAATGATGGCACAATGAAATCCGTACCTCTTGGTGTCTTCATTGGAATATCTTGTGATATACTTTTATCTATGGAATCAGTCTTATTTATTGTCTTAGGAGTAATACTATCAGGTTGGATTTTCGGTGATTTTTGACCGAACAAATTATTCATACCTCCTTTCACATCTACCGTTAGTGGTTTACCAACTACTTTTTCAAGTCCTGCTTTAACATCTGCAGGTAATGATTTTAACTGTCGTCTTTGTAATGTTTCTGATATTGCACGACCTCCAAATGTTCCGAGTAATTCTCCTATACCCATAGGAAGTTTTGTTGCTCCACCTACTATACCTCCACCGATACTCCACAAGTAGTTACCCAGTCTTCCACCTTTCACTTTATGAATTGCCAACTTGCTTGCGTAGTCTTCTACATTGATGAGTTTTCGCTGTTCGTTGAGCAGGTCTTTTACCACCATATCGTCAGTTGCGTTGTATACGATTTCTCGTGTAGCGTTTCCTGTGACACGAGCAAAGTCCACCTTATCCTCACGAAACTCGGCGTTTGCTTCTTTTCGGATCTTGTTTATTTCGTCTAGCGGAACCTGTCCGTCTGGATATGCTTCAGCAAGGTCTTTTAATTCTCCATCTAGCTTTCGTGCGAGCTTTGTTTTTTCTAGCTGTGATTTGTCTAGGCGTTCGATTGCGTTTTCTAGTTCTCTTGCGTAGTCGTTTATTGAAATTGTTTTATTGTCAGTCTTCAGTACGGTGTCAATCTTGTCGTTGATTTCCTTTTTGAGTGTAGGAAGTCTGTCTTTGATTCCGCTCACATTCAAACTACCTCCTTTCGCAGGTTGAGGGATGAGGTCATATTCCACCATCGTATCGATTGGGTTGATGTCTACCTTTGTGCCATCTGGCTTTGTGTAAGTGTATGAAGTGTCCTCGAACTTCTTCTTTAGTGATCCGATTGTTTCATTCATCCCATAAAGACCCTCTTTGAGTGCATCTGCTTTCAGCTCGGTTCCTGTCTTTGATAGGAGGTCTGAGACATCGTTTAGCTTGCGTGTAACTGCCGGTTTTGCCACTCGTACTGTTTGTCTTATAGGGTCTGTTACTTCCGCTATTTTACCCATCACATTCCCTGTCTTATTGATCACATTTGCTGTTCGTGTAAGTCCGGCTACTTCTGACACTTTTGCTACCTTTGGTGCAAGGGTTGAACCACCAGTGAATAGTGCTGACACATCTAGTGCAATTCCTGCAGGGTCTTCTACTACTGAACGCTTGATATTCTCCACGCCACCGTATCGCTCTTTGAAGTAGTTACCTACTCCTTTTGCTTTAGTCATTTCTTCAGTATCTTCAGCTTCTAGGGTTCCGTCTGTATTTCTTCGTAGTTCAGGAAGACCTCTTTGTCTTCGTGACTCATTTGCTTTCTCTAGGAAGCGTTGACCGATATCTGTATTTTCTATAAGTTTTTCAGCACCTACTCCTGCAGTTCCTGCCACTAAATCTCCCACATTTTTCACCGTTTCAATTGGGTTTGTTACTGCATGGAATATCCCTTTTCCAATACCAATAGCAGACGGAATAATGTTTCCGATCGTTTTTGCTCCTTTCTCTAGCGTTGAATCGTCTTTATTGTATTTGAACCAAGCGTTGTTTGTAGCTTCAGGATTTGTCGCTTTCACATACGCAGGAACATTACTATTCCCTTGCTCTGGAATAAGGTCGCTAAACATCCCACCAGTTGATGGAGGGGTTGTTGTAGCTTTTCTTTTGTTTTGTGGTACGAGGTCTTCAAACATATATTTTTATTGTGCGTATTTCGCATTAAATCTTGCCCACACTTGCTCTGCATTAGCACCTCTAGCGATTGCATCCTCTGCTTCAGCTCTATCTCGCTCGTAGTTGTATTCACCTGCATCTGGTGACTCATATCCGTATTGATTCTTTGATGATGCAAGACCTCGTTTGATATCATCTAGTGACTGTTGGAATGCTTCAGGTGTTTGGTTTCTAGGATCGAGTGCATTTCCGATGATTTCCTTGATTGTTGATGCATCGGCGTTTGAGATTTGAGGACCGAATATCGCTTTCAAGGTGATACCGTCAAGGCGTAGAAGCTGACCTGTAAGCTTGTCTACAGTGTTTACGAATGCTGTATTTTCGTTTGCACTCCAGTTGAGCCATGCATTGTTAGCATTTCTTGTCTTAAAGGTTCCTGATAGGTTTTTCTTGCTTTCAAGGTCTTTAATAGTCTGGTCAATGGTTGTTAGGGTCTGGCGTGTCTTTTCATCTCCTACACTTTCTTTTGCTTGGGTATTAAGTCCTTGCATAACCTGTCGGCGAATTGGTTCAAGGGTTGCTGATGATCCGAGTGTATCTAGCACTTCTTTTTCTGTTCTACGACCTGATTTCACCGCATCAATGTAGCTCTGTGCTTCAGCTGATATTCCACTTTCGCTCACTCCTAAGAACTTGCGGACATATGCAGGGGTTGATGTTCCTAGAACATCCTGTGAGGTGTTTCCTGCAAGTGGTCTACCTGAGAACCATACACTTGCTGAATCTGCCCATGAGCCATATTTGTCATAAGCTTCCTGTAGTTTTGCTCGTGCTACTGCATCCTGTGCTTGTGGATTCGCTAGGAATTCTTGAGGAGTAAGTGACTTTCCAAGCACTTCTTTAGTCCATACTGGAATGTTGAAGTCCATCACCTGATACTTTCCGTATGCACGCTGTCCTTTCTCTGTTACCGGACCGATTGCTTTGTAGTCGCCATTTCCTGCACTTTCATTTCGTGCGATTCTAGCCATTGCTTCTTCTACATTCATTGGCTCACTACCACCTCCTAGAATTGATGAAAGACCTGTTGATTTTGTAGGTGCAAAGTTCTTTGTGTTCTCTATGATTTTTCCTGTTACGGTATCGTAAAGTTGAGCACCATCGCCAAGTGTCTTGTATCTATCTTTATTCAAAGTGTTTTCTTGTGTATCTCGTGTTAGGCGTGCCTTATCGAACTCTGCCACGAATGTTGCAGGGTCTACTCCGTACTGGTCACGGATTGCTACGAGGTCATCGTTTGTGATCTCATTTACTGACTTGATACCGTTTGATACGAGGTACTGAGCGAGCTTTGATGCCTTACCTGCTGAGCGTGTTTCTCTTGTTAGGATTGCATCCATCATCTTTTCGTATGCTGAATCTTTATCTTGTCTTGCTCGTGATATTTCGCTTGAAGCTCCTGTTTCTGCTTCTGATAGAAGTCTTTGTACAAGTCCGAGTCTTTCTGCATCGATAGCGTTTTCACGATCTAGGTTTGCACGGTCAATATTCATCTCGTTAGCTGATGCAAAGTCACTACCAAGAAGACCAGAACGAGCGTTTACTGCTCTAGCCATTCCTTTGTTGTTTTCACCTTTCATTCTCGCACTTCCGAGCATTGATGCATATGTTTGATTGATTGCATCGATTGACCCTTGAATACGGTCTTTGAATGACTTACGGATTTGTTCTTCGTTGATTTCTTTCTCTGAGTCAGCTTTGAGCTTGTTTACTCTACCTGTAATGAAGCTATCTATCTCGTCACCACTTGGGTTTTTGAATGAGCTTAGAATACCTGCAAGTGTACTTTTATCAGGG